TACCAAGAACTAGAATAAGTGGTAATAATCTAGTTCTTGGTATGAGCAATGGAGCGCACATCAAGAATGGTGGTAATGGTACTACTGGTGTGCCAGAAGTTCAAATTTCGTTTGATGAGATTTCTAAGAATGAATCATTAAAGGGTCAAATCAACGCCGGAATAATCAAGAAGAATAGTAAGATTCTTGGAGTAACGGGAACATATACTGGCGATGGTAATGCTAACCGTGATGATGTTCTTGTAGGTAAGACTTTCTCAAGTGCTAACGGTATTGGATTACAAGGAACAATACCAAACAATGGATACTATAAGTATGCGGGTGGTTTCGGTTCTGGTAAAGAGAACAATGTAGACTACTATGCTTTTAATAACATCCCAGTTGGTTATTACGGAGAAGCATCATCAAATGCGTCTTGGGCACCTGAGATAAGAATGACAGCAACGAATTTTAGAAATGCTATTGGATTAACATCAGAAAAGATTGCATTTGGTCAGGTAGTTGCGGGAATGACAGGAACTTATTACAGCGGAGATATTGCCAAAAACAATAGCCCGTTTGTCAATAAGAAATTTGCACCAAATAAGAGTATCAATAATTTTGTGATGACGGAATCATTTGTTCCAAATGGTACTGTAAATATTAAAGGCACAAGTGGATCAACAAACCGTTGGGTTGTTAATGACCATATCCATTTGGAGGGAAAGAATTTTCAGTATGTAGATCATGACGGATTTAAATCTAAATTCTGTGTTAATTACAACGAATTTTTAAATTTTAATACTATGTCTAAAATAACAATACAGTTTATGCTTGTAAAAAATAATTATGATGATTCTGATCCTTCAACTGGCACTGTATCTATAGATGCCGATGGTTATAATAACCGTAAAGTTGAGTTTTATATTGGCAATTCACTTGGCTCTAACAATCTACAACGTATTACACCAACGAACAAAGATTCTTATGTTGAGACTAGTTTTAAAAAGGGTGTTTTGTACACTACTGTTCTTGATGTATCAAAAATAACTGTTGGTGGTTATTTTGGTATTCAATTTGGTGGCTATTACTGGGAAGGTGGATATCCAGAACATCAAACCAAATGGGAGTATGGCCCTTGGATGGACATCTATTCTATATCGTTTAGTTAAAAGGAGAAACATACAATGATAGTATTTACAGATAAAAACGATAGGATCATTGCTTATGGTTCTACCGATAAAGAATATAAACATAAGATTGACGTTGGAGATTTCTTTGATGATAAGTGTGAAGCTTTCATTTTTGGGTATAAATGTTTGGCATTGCCTGTCTATGAAAAAGATGAAACAGGACATGCAATTCTAGATGAAAACGGTAAACCTATTCCAATTATTGGAGATGATGGCAAACCAATGGTTAAATGTCAAGCACTTCTCGCAGATGTCCCTTATCTAGAAATCTACCAATCAGCATACGAAACAATGACACTCGCACTTGCAGATCTCATCGGAGGTGCATATGAATAATACAATCCTAAGAGCCATGAGTCTGCGTAAGTCCCGTGGTGAAGATATAACAGCTATCCTCAAGACCTATAAGAATCTTTCAGTAGACGAGATGAATGAATATCTCGTCTATTTTGATCTTCCCATTATAGAAGAACCTCTTGAGGATATCAAACAGAAGAAAATCTCCTCTCTCTCTTCTATCTGCCATGACATGATTGAACATGGTGTTGATGTAGAGATAGACGGAACAAAAGAACATTTCAGCTATAGCATTGAGAAGGGTGATCAAGGAAACATAGATGATATCTTTAACCTTGCTAATGCTACTAAGCTGAGTCAGCCATATCATGCTGATGGTGGTGCGTGTAAACTCTATACGCCAGAGCAGATTATGGCTATCTATGTAGCGCAGAAAACAAATAAGACTGTACAGGAAACATGGTTCAACCAGATAAAACAATATATTCTCTCCTGTAATGACAAAGAAGAAATAAAAGGGATTGAATATGGACAGCCTCTGACTGGGGTATATCTAGAGAACTATAATGCTATTCTTGCACAGGCACAAGAGATTATAAACGCAGTGATTGGAGGTGGGAACTAATGGCTGAATTTACTCCTAATTACCAATTTGAGAAACCCTCCAACGAAGAAAAGTATTTTATACATAAGTTTAATCAGAACTTTCAGAAGGTTGATGATGCTCTGAAGGAACATGATGATACGATTGCTGAGAACAAATCTCAAGAAGAAAATGATATCTCCGACCTTCGTGATGAGTTGACAGACTATGCGGATAACGCTGTATCCAAACACAATCTCTCTGAGGATGATAATCTGCACCCTCATATCCAAAATCAGATTACAAAGGCTCTCGCTGATGCGAAGAAATATGCTTATTCAAAACAAGAAACAAATGAACAGATTTCCCTACACAACTCAGACGGATCTGCTCACCAAGATATCAGAGATTCAATTAATCGCATTGGTGATGTTGCGGATACTGCGGCGGCTAATGCTGTGGCAGGTCATAACGCTCCCAACAATAATCCCGATACCCACTCAGATATTCGTGCAGACATTGAACTGGCTAGGCAACATGCAGATGAAGTATTTGCTCAACACAATGCTGACCCTCATGCTCATGGTGTGTCATTTGAAATCAATGCTATCTCAAATGATGACTATGAATCAGGAACAATAGATAAAACTTGGGATGAAATGAGTAATGCCTATGATTCTATTCGCAATGTAGTTCTCAAACTAGGTGACCTTGATGTAAAGATTACTAGCTATAACAATGTAGATGTGGAATACTATGGCAACTACTTTGATGGATTTGATGAGCATAGAGTTATCATCTTTAAGGATGAGAACAACATTCCTACTTTTATCAACAAATCTATCTGGGCGGTTAGTCCTTATGTAGATTATGGCAAGACAAACTATATGTATTTAAGAACTTAATAACGTATTAACGGGGAGTAGCTGTAATGGCTACTCCATATTTATATAAAGGAGACAATATGGCAAGTAAATATACGGCTCATACTTGGAAAAAGGCAGATATTGTCACCACTGATTTATTCAATCACATAGAGAATGGCGTACAGACTAACGCCCAAGACATAGATGCTCTTACTCAACAAAGTAGCACCCTTGCATCTAGAATGGATGAGGTGGTTGCTATTGCTGATGGGGACATTACTACATCTGATGCCGAACTTGTAGATGTTCGTGTAGCTTATGGCGGTGATGTATACGAATCCGCAGGAGATGCCGTCAGATCTGTAGGTAAAGAGGTATACGAACTCAAAGGCGACCTTGACAATATCATTGGAAGAAGTATTCCTAATGGATTCGTAGTAGATGGTAATAAACTATATCTTGCTATTGATGGAAATATTATTGGTGATCCTATTGACCTACCCGAAGGTGGAGGTGGAGGCGGTGGTGGTTCCACTAACGCTCAGATGACTGCTAAAAATACAAGTGGTTGGATTAGTAAAACAATTTCTTATGGTGCTTCTTGCTCCGTTAAGTTTACATGGTCTTCTATTGAAGATGAACTTCCTACTGGTAATGGTTCTCTTAGAGTTGTAGTAAATGGTTCTACTAAATCTATTCTCGATGTAAAGCAAGGCGAGATTACTGTAGATGTAACAAAGTATCTCATTTCCGGAGAGAATAAGATTAGACTTTCTATCTCTGATGTATATGGTTCTACTAAGAATCTGTCATACACCATTAATACAGTAGATGTATCTATCAAGTCTTCATTTGATGCTTCTCAGGTATACAGTGGTGATATCAAGTTTACATATATACCGAATGGTAAGGTAGAAAAAACTGTACACTTTATTGTAGATGGAACTGAGGTTGGTACACAGACATCTCTGTCTAGTGGTAATCAGCTTACCTATACTATTACAGGACTTACACATGGTTCTCATAGCCTTAGAGTATATTTCGATTGTGAAATTGACGGTGCCGAAGTAACCTCTAATGAACTGTACTATGAGATTATCTATGTAGTAAGTGGTAACAACACACCTATTATTACAAGTAACTTTAATGGAACAACCGTAGACCAATACTCTTCTGTTGTTATTAACTATAATGTCTACACGCCGGATTCTCTGACTTCTGAGGTAACACTTTCTGCAAATGGTACTGCTGTTTCTACTCAGACAGTAGACAGAACAACTCAAACTTGGTCATATAAGGCTAATACATCGGGTAATCTTACACTTGAGATTGCTACTTCTAATAATGTAAGCAAGACATTCAATCTTACTGTAACTCCTGTTGAGATTGATGTACATCCGACTACAGACTCTCTTGAACTGTATCTGACGAGTTACGGTAGAAGTAACAACGAAGCACATCCTGAGACTTGGACATACAATGATATTGAAGCACAGCTTACTAACTTCAACTTTACTTCTGATGGTTGGCAGTTAGATAGTGATAACAATACCATGCTCAGAGTAGCGGGTGATGCTAGAGTTACTATTCCTCTGAAGATATTTGCTAATGACTTCAGAACTACTGGTAAGACAATTGAGTTTGAATTCTCAACTACTGATGTTAGAAACTATGATGCTACTATTCTTTCTTGTATGAATGCTAATAGAGGTATCTCTCTGACTGCACAGAAAGCAATGCTTAAGTCTGAACAGAGTGAAATCTCAACTCAGTATAAGGAAGATGAGCATGTAAGAATTGGATTTGTAGTTGAAAAGAGGTCTGAGTATAGACTTATCTTCATTTATATCAACGGTATTATGTCAGGCGTAGTTCGTTATCCTGAGAATGATGACTTCTCACAGCCGAATCCTGTTGATATTACAATTGGTTCTAACGATTGTACAATCAATCTTTACTGCATCAGAGTATATGAGAATGACCTTACAAGACAGCAGATGCTGAATAACTGGATTGCAGATACTCAGAATGCAGAGGATATGCTTTATAGATACCATCATAATGATGTTTATGACGAGTATGGAAACATTGTAATTGCTAAACTTCCTTCTGATTTACCCTATATGATTATTCATGCGGAACAACTTCCTCAGTATAAAGGAGATAAGAAGACAGTTTCAATTACTTATGTAGATCCTACTGATGATACAAAATCATTTACTGCTGAGAATGTACAAGCAGATGTACAGGGTACATCTTCTCAGTATTATGCTAGAAAGAATTACAAACTGAAATATAAGAGTGGTTTCAAGATGACTAAGAGCGGAGAGGAAATTGGTAAGTACGCACTCCGTGAGGGTCAGATTCCTGTAAGTACATTTACTATGAAAGCGGATGTAGCTTCTTCGGAAGGTGCAAACAACGTAGAACTTGTAAGACTTTATAACAATGCTTGTCCTTATAAAACTCCGGCTCAAGTAGCTGATGAGCGAGTAAGACAAGGTATTGATGGTTTCCCGATTGTCATGTTCTGGGATAATGGTTTAGATACAACCTTCTTGGGTAAGTACAACTGGAACAATGACAAGGGAACAGAAGAAGTATTTGGATTCTCAGGCACAGATGAGTCTTGGGAAATTAGTAACAATACTTCCAATCGTGTACTTTGGAAGAGTGATGATTATACTTCCACTATGGAAGATGAATATGGTAATGTAATCCCCGCTTGGCAGAATGACTTTGAGTCAAGATTCCCAGAGGATTATTTTGACTACAGTCAGCTGAAAGAATTTGCTACTTGGGCGAAATCAACTGACCAGTCTCAAGCAACAGGAGATACATTACCTCAACCAGTAACCTATGGTGATGTAACATATACCAATGATACTGCGGAATATAGACTTGCTAAGTTTAAGGCAGAAGCAAGTGATTATATGGAAATGGATTCTGCTATCTTCTATTATCTGTTTACAGAATTATTCCTGATGGTGGACTCCAGAGCAAAGAACGCATTCCCAAGCTTCATTGGTTCTGCTATAGGAGGTAATGCATGAAAAAGAAAATAGTCTGGCTACCTTACGATATGGATACAGCCATTGGCATTGAATGTTAGTGCCAAGTAAAAAATTCACTCTGATATACGGCGAAACTCCGATGGGACGGACAACGCCTCCGAAGATATGTATAAAATAAATAGAAAGGAATTTACATTGACTGAAATTTGGAAAGACATTGAAGGATATGATTATTACAAAGTAAGCAATTTAGGTAGAGTCATTAGCTACGGACAAGATACAGTTAATGGCAAAATTAAATATGGCAACAAAACAAAGAAGGGATATCTTACATTGAAATTGTATGATGGTAATGGTAATTCAAAATGGTTTCCAGTTCATAGACTTGTAGCAAATGCGTTTATTCCAAATCCTGATAATTTACCACAAGTAAATCATAAAGATGAAAACAAAGAAAATAATTGTGTTGATAATCTTGAATGGTGCGATAATGAATACAACTCAAATTATGGCACTAGGAGTGAACGTACAGCACTTGCCAATAGATGTTGTGAAACAACATCAGTCAGAGTTTACTCTATTGATTCTGATGGGAATAGAGAAGAATTTGAATCAATTGGTGAAGCAGAAAGAGTTACTGGATTGTCTCATTCAAATATTGTAAGAACCTTAAAAGGAAGAAGCCATACATGTGGCGGTAGACAATGGTTTTATTGTTAAATTTATTTATATACATATCACGGACAACGACTGAGCGAGTGAAAACCATTATTGGTTATGCAACAGTCTGAACTCACGCAATAATCCCAAAATAACAGAAACGTGAGAGGATGGGTCAAGTGTAAAGACACTTTAAAGAAGAACCTATCCCGCCCTAGTGGTCATTAAAGTAACAGAATTGTAATAACGAAGGTGACCTCGTATTCTCGTATAATCTAGAGGATATTGATAAAACTGAAACTGGTGCTGATGTATTCAATGGTCAGGATTCAGTCATTTGGGTTAACCTCAGACAGGCATTCTTCAATGACATCAGAAACATGTATGAGAATCTTCGTTCTAGAAATGTTCTTTCCTATGATGTAGTTGAGAAAATGTTTGAAGATCATCAAGATAAATGGCCCGAAGCTATCTTCAATGAAGATTCTATGTTCAAGTACATCGATCCTCTTATTGAAGATGGTACAGGAACATATCTTGCAATGCTTCAAGGTTCTAAGGAAGAACAGCGTAAATGGTGGCTGTCTAACCGTTTTAAATATCTTGATAGCAAATACAATGCGGGTAGTGCCGCATCTGATGTAATTCAGCTTAGAGGCTATGCTAAATCTAATATCACGGTAAAGCCTTATGCTGATATCTATGCTTCAATTAAATACGGTTCTTATCTTCAGCAGACAAGAGCCAATAGAGGACAGGAATATACAATTGTCTGTCCTCTTGATAATGTAAATGATACTGAGATTTACATTTACTCAGCATCTCAGCTTGCTTCTATAGGAGATATATCAGGACTTAAAGTAGGTCTTGCTGATTTCTCCAAAGCAACGAGATTACAGGATGTTAAGGTCGGAGATGCCGATCCTAATTATACAAATGAAAACCTTGGTGCGGGCAAGAATGCACTGACGTTTGGTAATAATACTCTGCTTAAGACAATAGATGCTCGTAACTGTATCAACCTTGGTACAGGAGATCAGAAGTCTATTGATATTTCTCATTGTTCTAATATTGAGGAAGTGTACTTTGACGGTACAAAGATTCAAGGTATTCAGTTACCCAATGGTGGTGTGCTTAGAAAGCTTCACCTTCCGGCAACTGTCACTAACCTTACTATTCTAAATCAAAGAAATTTGACGGAATTTGTATTACCGTCCTATGAAAACATCTCATCTCTCCGTCTAGAGGATAACAGTTCTATTATTGATACTAAAGCTATTCTTGGATTAATCCCTGATAACACAAGAGTTCGTATCATCGGATTCCATTGGGAATGCGCTGATTCAGATGAGATTGATGGTATTATCGCTACGCTCAACAAGATGAGAGGTCTTGATGAGCAAGGAAATAACATGGATACAGCACAAGTTTCTGGCACAATTCATACCACCTCTCTGACAGGCGAGAGACTTGCTTACTATAAAGAGAACTATCCTTATCTGAATGTAACAGCAGACCATACTACATCTGTTATTACCTTTAAGACTTGGGACGGAAGTTCTGTTATTGATACTGTTAACTGTATAGATGGAGTACCGCAGTCTTCCGCACCGTCTGTGCCTAGTAGAAGTCAGACAGCACAGTATACATTCACTGCTGTTGGTTGGAATAAACAGCAAGATGCTTCTACGAATGATTCAAGTGCTATGACTAATGTAATTTATGACACTACCCTTTATGCCGCTTACAGTAGAACTGTTAGAACGTATACAGTTACTTGGAAGAATGCAAACGGTACTACTCTTGAGACAGATAATAATGTTCCATATGGTACTACACCGACTTACAATGGCTCTACACCAACCTATGATGGACAGACATCTATTGGTTGGAATCCAAGCATTTCTGCGGTAACTGGAGATATTACATATACTGCAAAATATAAACCTACTTATACTGTAAGATTCTATAATAACACTACATTGCTTGAAACTAAGACTGTAGTTGAGGGTAATTCTGTTTCCTACACTGGCTCAACGCCTACTAATAGTGATGGTACTGCATTCCTTGGTTGGTCTACTGAAAATAACTCCAATACCGCTGATGCTGTATTAACTAACATCACAGCAAATCATGATTTCTATGCGGCATTTGAATCTGCTGTGGAGGTTAAGGAGATTACCGATTCTTGGGATAGCATCATATATAGTATTGATCACAATACCTATAAGTCTAAGTATAAAGTAGGTAACTATAAACCGCTTGACCTTGGTACAGAAGGTACTATCAACATGCAGATTGTTGGTATAGATGTTGATGAGAATAGAAGTGGTGCTACAGTTCCGCTGACGTTTATTAGTATGGAACTGTTGAATACTGAACATAGAATGAATCCTTCTAAGACAGCAGGAACCGAAGGAACTGGCACATTAGGCGGTTGGGAGAAATCTGAAATGAGAAGTTACCTCAAAGATACTATTCTTCCGCTTATACCGTCTAATGTTGCTGAAAGAATCAATGCGGTTAAGAAGATTTCTAATGCCTACGATGTCAATGAAACTGCTTTCCAACAGACTACATATGATAGACTTTGGATTCCGGGACATAGAGAAATCTTCAATTCGACTACTTACGACAAGACAGGGCCTGTATACTCTGCTATTTATAAGGATAGTAGTTCCAGAATAAAGTCTAAAGTCGGAGGCTCTGCTAGCGGCTGGTGGTTGCGATCTGCTTATAATACGGCTAGCTTCGGGTATGTGGGCGATAGCGGTAACGTTAGCAGCAACGGCGCTTACCACTCGTGTGGGGTCTGCCCCGGCTTCTCGCTTGGTAGTGAATCTGAGACAATTGCCGACGATTGGTCAACTATCGCCGCTTCAGCCGCCAATGGAACATACAAGACTAAATATTCCATTGGAGATACAAAATCCGTAGACCTTGGTACTGAAGGAGTTCATCTCATGCAACTCGTTGCTTTCGATGCAGACGATAAAGCAGACGGAAGTGGAAAAGCACCTATGACATGGATCATGAAGGATCTGTTGGAGACAACTCATCGGATGAATCATTCTAAAGTAGATGGTCAAGAAGGTACTGGTACGTTAGGTGGATATGACAAGACCGAGATGAAGTCTTATCTGACTGAAACTATTCTTCCTCTCTTCCCGGCTGATGTTAGAAATAATATTGTTCCTGTTACCAAGCATCAGAAAGCCTTTTATGCTAGTGGAACTGCTTTCCAAGAGAGTACAACAGAGACTCTTTGGATACCGGGACATAAAGAGATATTCAATTCCACTTCTTATGATACAGATGGGTCTGCTTATTCTGATGTATTCAAAGATAGTGCATCTAGAATCAAGAAGAGAAACGGCTCTGCTAGCCGCTGGTGGTTGCGATCTGCTGATAGCACGGATTTCTTCAGGGCTGTGAACTATAGCGGTAACGATAGCAACAACAACGCTAGCAACTCGTCTGGAGTCTGCCCCGGTTTCTGTTTTTAACTAATCAATAAGAATCCCTGACGCTTTGTCCGGGGTTCTTCTCATATAATAACTGAGAATCTAAACAATTCTCTTCTAAATAAAATACTATGTACATTTCATACAACCCCAACCCGGTGGGTAAATCAACCGTGGACTGTGTAATCAGGGCATTAACTAAAGCATTAAACAAACCTTGGGATCAAGTTTATATAGAACTATGTGTAGAAGGTTATATCTTAGGCGATATGCCATCTAGCAACTCTGTATGGAGTGCTTATCTAAAACATCATGGTTTCATCAAAAACTTAATCCCAAACAGTTGCCCTGATTGCTACACAGTCAGAGATTTTGCAAATGATAATCCAATAGGAACTTTCATACTAGGAACAGGAGAACACGCAGTAGCCGTCATTGATGGCAACTACTATGACTCATGGGATTCTGGTAGGGAAGTTCCTATTTACTATTTCTCGTACAAAGGTGACAAAAATGTTTGAACAATATAATCCATATTTTCAACAAGCAAACGTACCCAATTATCAACCTACTTATCAGCAGAACGTAGGTTATCAATATCAGAAGCCTACCCAAAATAATGAGCAGACTAACACATTTCAGTGGGTACAAGGACAGTCAGGAGCAGAGGCATATCTATTAGGACCTAATCAAAAGGTTATCCTAATGGATTCTGATGCTCCTGTAATTTATTACAAATCTACCGATATGAATGGTAGATATTTACCAATGGTGACCTATGACCTTGTAGAAAGAAAAGGTTCAAATCCTAGGCAGGAACCGCTTGATACATCGTCATTTGTTCATAAAGACGAACTTGATAAACTTGTTGCAGATGCGATAGAGAGATATCTCTCCGAACCATCTTCTAAGGAGGCGTGATATGGGAAACCCATTTTATAACAGACAGAACTTTCAGCCTAATTCACCCTTTGGAAACATGCAGAATATAATTTCTCAGTTTCAACAGTTTAAAAATGGTTTTAATGGTGACCCCAGACAAGAAGTTCAGAATCTATTAAACTCCGGGAAGATGACACAACAACAGTTTAATCAGTTGTCTCAACTTGCTAATAGTTTTCAAAGATTTCTTAATGGGAGGTAAAAATCATGGCTTTAACAGACAATGCTAATGGACTTAGTGCCGCAGACGTAGCCGCAGTAGTTGGTAACGGTAATGGATTTGGTAATTGGAATGATGGTAGCTTCTGGATTATTATCCTATTCCTCTTTGCGTTTATGGGTAATGGTTTCGGTGGTTACGGTAATGGTAGTGGAATGCCTTACATCATGAATAATGTTGATTCAGGTATTCAGCGTGGGTTTGATCAGCAAGCAGTAATCAGCGGTATCAATGGACTCAGCGCATCTCTTGGAGCAATGGCTCAGAGTCAGTGCAATGGGTTCAATGGTGTAACCACTGCGATTAACAATGGTTTTGCTACTGCTGAAGTGGCTAACAATGCTAGACAGATGGCTAATCTTCAGGGAATGAACGATATTGCTATGGGATTACAGCAGTGCTTGAAGAAAATGTTAAACAAAGTCATTAACATTTTTAGTTTCACAAATGAAACAGTAGGTACTTGTATGGCGTAATCCATACTGGCAATCGGGTGAATTACTGGAAAATCTAAGTTCGCACATTTTAAAAAGGTAGAAAATAATATATTATGCGAATATGACAATCAGTAGCCAAGCTGTAGGAATACCTATGAAAAATGTACTACAGAAGGTTCAACGACTAACGAGTGAGGATAGGTAAACCAATAATCTCGACACGAGTTGCCCGACCCCTACTCTAATAAGAGAGGGTGAAGATATAGTCTGAACTTACGAGGAAACCGTAAGAAGTATAGGATAAAGAGCCTATACGATAACACAATTGGCTGTGATAACAGAGCATCCGTGGCTGACTTAAAGTACACGGTTGCTACTGAGGCTTGTGCAGACAGAGCCGCTGTAGGCGATGCTCTTAATGCAGTTCTTAATAGCATGAATGCGGGTATTCAGTCTCTGAAGGATCAGATGTGTCAGGATAAGATTGATGCTAAGAACGAGCGTATTGCCGCTCTTGAGAATCAGCTTAATATGGCACAGCTTAAAGAATCTCAGACTGCTCAGACCGCTCAGATTCTTGCCAATAATGCCGCTCAGACACAGGCACTTGAGCAGTATCTGAACCCCGCTCCGATTCCCGCCTACATGGTACAGAATCCTAACTGTTGCGCTCAAAACTTTGGTTGTGGTTGCGGCTGTGGTGCTTAAGGAGGGTAGGATATGTCTGCTGAGTTTACTTCAAATGCGGTACAGGAAGTAGGTATCGGTCAGAACGTCATCTTCACCGAAACTGCTATCCCATGCCGTAAAGGTTATGTAATCCACAGAGAAGGTTCTGGTGTGATTACTCTTCGTGGAATTGTTAATTGTCCTAACGCCAAGTATGCAATGTATGAAGTGTCCTTTGGTGCTAACATCGCTATTCCTACTGGTGGAACTGTAGACCCGATCTCTATAGCTATTGCTATTGATGGGGAAGGCCTCCCGACCAGTTCTGCCATTGTAACTCCTGCCGCTGTTGATAACTATTGGAATGTGTACGTCACAGCTAACATCCAAGTTCCTAGGGGATGTTGTCCTATGATTGCAGTAGAAAATACTTCTACTCAATCTATTAATGTACAGAATGCCAATATTAAAATCAACAGAGTCGCATAAGGAGGTGCGTTATGGAAAGATGTTATGAAGATACCAAAGATCTCCTTATGAAGGAGATTGGTGAAATTGTTAAGAAAGGTAGCCTTTCTCAACAGGATTTAGATACTTTATACAGTGCATATGACATCATCAAGGATATCTATGAAATCAAGGAAAAAGAAGCCGAAATGTACGAGGGCGGCTATTCTTCAAGATGGGGTATGCCTTATGATGATCGGTATTACAATATTCATTCCTATCGTGGTGGTAATGGTTATTCTATGAATGGTGGGTATGCTATGAATCCCATGAATTATCAGGATAACAATCGCTACAGTAGAAGTGATGCTAAAGACCGTATGGTAGACAATCTCTACTCCATGATGAATGATGCTCAGAGTGAGGCAGAGAGAACAGCTATTCAAGATTGTATTAATCGTCTGAAAGGCTAAATCTCACGGGAGTAGTTGGGGGAACTCAGCTACTCCCATTTTTAATTGGAGTTCAATATGAAAAACTCTATTCTTTTTATAATAGGTTTTACATTTTTTATAACAATAGAATGTATTTTCCACGCTCTTAGTGGAAAACTCGCCTACTCATGGATCACATCCGGGGTAATGGGCGGTTTATCTCTCATCTTAATAGACAAGATAAATGATACTTGGTTTGGATGGGATACTCAACTAATCTACCAATCTCTCATAGGTGGTACGTTAGTTACAATAATTGAATTCATAGTAGGAACACTAGACAGAATAGTCTTGCATTTAAACATGTGGGACTACTCTTTTGTTCCTCTTAACTATAAAGGTATCATCTGTGTCCCATTTTCTATAGCTTGGTGTGTTCTAAGCATACTGGCTATCTTCATAGGTGATGCTGTTAGATATTACATCTTTGGCGAAGAGCCAAGACCTTATTATTGGATAGGAAACAAGAAACTAGAATTTAAAGAAAGACCATAAGGTGATTAGCATGGTTGATGTAAAAGAAATCATCAAGAATGATAAGGTACTATACGCAATCGCCATGACTAGAGGAGATACCTTCCGAACGGTCATCGGTGTTACTGACGTTAACGGAGATCCGTATGTGCCTAAAGAGGGTGACACAATCCGTTTCGCCTGTAAGAAGAACTATAATGATCCCGAATGTCTAATCTACAAAGACATTCCATACGATACTTGTATTCTTCAGCTAGACCCAGAAGATACAAAACCAATGAATCAGCCGGATACTTATGTATTTGACATTCAGATTACAACTGCCAATGGTGATGTACATACATTCATCAAGGGCAAACTAAAGATTACAGAAGAAGTAGACTAGGAGGTGTAACGTGGTACGAAATACAACTCCAACATATGTTATTCGTAAAATTCCATCTGCTCTCAATGTGGATGGGATTACTAAATTCTATCTTGTATTCAGACAACAGAATACTGTTGTAAGTAAACCTATTCCTTTGGATATGTTAAGAGAACCAACTGGGATAAGGATTACTCTTACTCAGAAAGAATCAGCTAAATTTAAGGTAGGCGAAGTTCTCCTCCAGATTGTAGGCAAGATTGGCGAAGAGACAGTCTTTGCTACCAATATAGGAAGGGATGAGGTAAAGCCTATTCTATTGGAAGGGGTGATATAAGATGTTTTGGAAAGACCGTTTACGCAAACTAGAGGTTGATGAAAATGTCATCCCTATTGAATTAACCATTGAAGGTCTTCTTGATTCTGATCAGGATAGGGCGAGTTATAATTCATTAACCAACAAACCAACTATCAATGGGCATACGATTACCGGGGATATGACAAATGAGGATCTTGGTATCCCTACTAAAGCTAGTGACCTTATTGATGATGGTAAGTATCTTACTGAACAGGAACAGTCAGATTGGAATGAAAATGATACTTCCTCTCCTGCATATATTAAAAACAGACCATTCTATGTTAATGACCGTGTTGAAGATAAACAAATTCTTGGTGGTAACTATACCGTACAGAGATTCACTGAAATTGGTCTTGGGTATAAAGCGATTACAGATACTCTTCTAGTTGCATATGACAAGTATAAAGTCACTTGGGATGGCAATACTTACTATATGACTGCTCTTCCGGCGGGTGGCAGTAGAGTCTACATTGGTGATATTAATAAAGACCCTTACTTCCGAATTGAGACATATCAGACTACGGAAGGTCAGAAATATATTATGGTAGACTATCCCTCTGATGCAGATGCAGTTCATTCTATCTATCTATCTAGTCTGAAATCAGAGCCTATGGCTACTCAAGAGTTTGTAGATTTTATTAGCAAGATTGTTCCAACTCCTACAGACAATACGGCTAGAGTTGGTTCTGCTATTGTAGACGTATCTGTTGTTTCCGGCGAGGAATTTGTTACTACTATCTATATGGCATCGGCTAATAAACGATGGAAACTTTCGATTACAGACTTAGGCGAATTAAAAATAGAGGAAGTTAAATAAGGAGGGATTATATGGCTAAGTTTAGTCCGTCAGAATCTCTCATTGGAAGGATGAATCCAATAGGAAATCTCTCTGGCAAGATTGGAAGACCTACTGATATGAGTGGGGAAATCAATATCCAACCCGGATGGGATATGCCAGTATATAGGGAACGTTATATTGTCACTCCTATGGCATATGAAGAGCAAGTATTAGAGACAAAAGGAAAAAAGATGGAAGACAACGTAGTAGTTAAGGAAGTACCTTACTACGAAACTAGCAATGAAGACGGTGGTGAAACTGTTTATATTGCGGGGGAGGTTACTTATGGCTAAAAATAAAATTATATATGGTGGTGAAGTATTAATTGACTTAACAGCTGATACTATTACTGCCGCCGATCTTGCGGAAGGTGTCACCGCTCATGATAAATCGGGTGCGATTATTACTGGTACAAATACTTATGATTCAGATACATCAGAAGATACTGCCGCAGTAGCGGAAATTCTTAGTGGTAAGACTGCTCACGCACGAGGCACACAGCTTACTGGTACTATGCCTAATAACGGTGCAGTTACAGGAACTATTTCCACCAAGGCTCAGGAATACACAATTCCTCTTGGATACCATGATGGTAGTGGTAAAGTTGGTATTGCAAGTACCGAACAGGCTAAGATTATTGCAACTAATATTCGTCAGGGCGTTACGATTCTTGGCGTAGAAGGTACGATGTCAGGACAGGAAGATGTAGTTGCTCAAACTAAAACAGCAACACCGTCAACAACACAACAAGTAATTACACCTGATACAGGATATAACTATCTCACTCAGGTAACCGTAGCGGCTATTCCATATGTTGAAGCACCGAATAGTGCGGGTGGTATTACTGTTACTATAGGATAAAAAGGAGAAATCACATGGCACGAAGTAAAGTAGTATATTACGGCACTACGCTAATGGATATTACTGATACCACTGCTGTTGCTTCGGATGTTGCCGTAGGAAAATATTTTTATACCGCTGATGGTGTAAAAACCGAAGGAACGAGTGCGGGTGGCAGTACACCAACGCCAACCCCTGTTGTACATGATACTGGTGTGGTCTTCTATGATTATGACGGAACGGTGGTGCAGACCTATACTCCAACAGAGTTTGCGGCACTTTCAGCTATGCCCGCGAATCCGTCTCATACTGGACTGACGGCACATGGATGGAACTGGAGCCTTGCAGATGCAAAGGCGTATGTGGCAAAGTACGGCAGTCTGAACATCGGTCAGATGTACACGACAAGCGATGGGAGGACAAGGCTGTACATTCATATTGATCCGAGTACGCCAGAGTCGAGAATGACCTTTTATGTGAGGTTTACGTCTTCTGTAGCGAATAATGTCACAATTGACTGGGGCGATGGAACGACAGAGACGAATGGTTCGACAGCGGCAAGGAATTATCCACATACCTATACAACTACAGGAGATTTTGTCATTACACTTACAGTGAACAATGGAACGATTTCTTTTGTTGGAACGTCAGGAAGCACTGGATACTCGATTTATGGGTCAAGGGATATTAACAATTACCATAATCGTGGACGCATAAGGAAAGTTGAGATCGGTGATAATGTAACAAGTATTGGAACCTATGCATTTCAGCAGTGCTATTCTCTGACATCAATAACCATACCAGACGGAGTAACCAGTATTGGGACATATGTGTTTCAGAATTGCTATTCTCTTACATCACTAACGATTCCGAGGGGGGTAACAAGCGTTAATGACGATACATTCGACAGTTGCTATTCTCTGACATCAATAAACATCCCAGATGGAGTAACCAGTATTGGGACATATGTGTTTCGGTATTGTTATTCATTGACATCAATAACCATACCAGACGGAGTAACCAGTATTGGGACAAACGCATTTCAGCAGTGCCATTCCATGACATCAATAACCATACCAGATGGAGTAACCAGTATTAAGAACAGTGAATTCAGAAGTTGCTCTTCCATGACATCAATAACCATACCAGATGGAGTAACCAGTATTGAAACATATGCATTCCAATATTGCTATTCTCTGACATCAATAAACATCCCGGATAATGTAACAAGTATTGGGAATAGTGCATTCAACAGTTGCTATGGAATCGGCGAATACCATTTTAGACCAACAACACCACCGACTTTAGATGGAACAAGCGTCTTTGCCAATATCGCATCCGACTGCGTAATCTACGTTCCATACAGTGCAGACCACTCAATTCTTGAAGCATATCAGACAGCAACGAACTGGGCAAAGCATGCGGCGAAGATGGTAGAGGAGGCTCCGACATGATTATCAGAGAAGAATTAGAAGGTGGATTCATCCATACCTACAGCGATTTGAAACTGAAGATCCGACAGGAAACAGGGGTGGTGTATGATGATGCGATTGATGTGGTGGAGCATACCTACACGGAGACGGATGAGCCAATTCAAAAAATAGACGATATATTTACAGATATGGAAGTTAGCTAAAGGGTGATTATATGGACGTAACTAGACGAGTAAAAATAAATACTTTTCCAAAATTTCTGATGATATGTATTCTCATACATGCATTCCTCCTTACTTCAGCAAGTTATCTCCTGTCGTGGTTTGGAAGAGATCCTGTTGTATCAGTCTCTTCTGTAATCGCACAGGAGATTCTTGCTCCTGTAGGAATCTATTTAGTAACCAACATGGTTGCTAATATCTTTGAGAAGAACAAGACTATCATTTCAGAACCATTGGATCATATAGATAAAAAGGAGCAAACATATGGATAATGTTATTAACAATTGGTATCTCTACATTGCTACTATTAGCGTGGTTATTCTTGCGGCGATGACAATTCATCAGTTCCTGAGAAAACCCACTATTGAGCAGTACAATCAGGTTAAGGAATGGATTCTGTATGCTGTTATTGAAGCTGAGAAGACTCTTGGAAGTAAGACAGGACAGATTAAACTGAGAATGGTTTGGGATATGTTCCTTGAGAGATTCCCTCACATCTCACCCTTCGTAACCTTTGAGATGTTCTCTTCTTGGGTAGATAATGCTCTCGTGAAGATGAGAAGCATGATTGAATCTAACAAGGCAGTAGCTGAATATATCATTGAAGATACGGTAACATTTGAAGAATAAAAGGAGTAATCCATGACAAGACAAGAAGCAATAGATAAGGTAGCCGCTATTGCTAAAGCAGAAGTTGGCTACATGGAAAAGAATAAAGGACAGAATTTATATACACATACCCCCGGTGGTGATGGCAACTATACCAAGTATTGGGCAGACCTCAAACCTTCCTATCAAGGTTCAGCTTGGTGTAATGCTTGGTGTATGTGGATTCTCTATAAGGCATTTGGCAAAGAGATTGCCAAGAAGATGACCTATATTCCTAACGGACAGGATTTTTCGTACTACACTCCTACCACAGCGGGATGGTTCAAAGCTAACAAAGCTTTTGATATGAATCCTCTGGTAGGAGATTTTATTTATTTTAAGAACAGCACTCGCATTTGCCATATCGAATGGGTATATAGAGTAACAACTACTACTGTTTATACTTATGGTGGTAACACATCACCGGGAGATGGTAAGGTATATCCCAACGGCGGTATGGTATGTATGAAAGCTTATCCTCGTTCTCTCTCTCGCATTGCGGGATATGGACATATCAATTGGGATTTAGTTGCTGACTCTACACCTATTGATACCAACATCAAGATGGATATTATCAAGAGCGGCGTAGAAGGTCTTAAGCTGACAGCTAATCTGAATATCAGAAAAGCACCCAAGGATGGTGAAGTAGTTCGTACTGCTGTTGCAGGATTTAAGGTTAAACCTCTTGGCAAGACCTACGTTGACGGTGAGCCTTGGATTAAGATTGATGGTGGTTGGATTAGCGGCAAGTATGTTGAAGGTTGGATTCAGGAACCTAACAATAAGTGGTGGTATGTCAATGCCGGATGGAAGTATACAACAAATGGAAGTCAGACTATTGACGGTGAAACTTACTACTTTGACAAAGACGGTTACATGAGAAGTAATGAATTAATGGAGATAAAAGGAGTAATGATGTATCTGAAATCATCGGGTACAGTAGCTAAGAAGGAATGGGTAGAATTAAAGAATACTTGGTATTATGCAAAGGAGAACGGTGAACTTGCTAGGAATGAATTCATCTTTATAGAATCTCCTGCCTATGGAAAGGAACTGTACTGCTTTGATAATGACTACAGAATGGTTACGGGAACAATTACTCTAACATCCAACTCCAGAGGTGCGCTAATACTAAAGTGATTCGGAAAGGGTGAATCATGCAGGAATTAGGTGCATTAAAAGAATTAACCGTAGACCGTTTAGTCTATGTCTTTGTACTGCTCATGGCGATACGAAAGTGTGTGGATGTTGCCGACTGGGCAATGACAAGATTTGGTCTTAAGACTAAGTGGTCAGAAGCTAGACACAGAAACGAGGAACTTATTAAACAGCACGAAGAGCAGATTGATGTTCATGGAGAATGTCTGCATAAACTTGCCAAACAAGTTGATCATCTTTGTGAAGTCGTTGAAGACATGAAACGAGAGAATGCAGAGAGAGACAGGAAGAACATAGAAACATTATCTGCTAATCTGAAGGACAGGATAGGACAATCCTATAGATATTATCATAAACAAGGATACTGGAATGAGATGGAACGTGAAGCATTTAACAGTCTCATCCATCAGTACGAAGAACTTGGAAACGAGAATTCATTCGTACATACAATTTGTGAACCAGAATCATTAACTTGGGAAATCCGAGAGAATGATTGATCTAAAAAAGGGGAGCATTACCATAATAGGTAGTGTTCCCCTTTTTCTGTCCTCTAGACGCATTGTACGCCTCATAGACTGACTTTAATCCTTCAGACGATAACTTCCTCATCTAAAAAGAAAAGATGTTTTATAAAGCCCACAGAGATTCCTATGAGTTTTATAAAACACCCAAGTACAACTGTCCTTTCCTCCATAAAGAACAACTGTTCGACTATTGATTGGAATTTGATTAGCATTTGATTGGAATTCGTTATAGTCTACTAACTTCGTCTTCTACAACCCGCATAAATACTAGATCGTAGAATCAGAATGTGTGGAGCGTATGGGACTTGAACCCGACCCGCAAGTTCTATAGTCCATTTATTTATCGCCAGTTTGGAGATTCTGCCTGTGATTGAAATTGTTAGAGAATGGCTTAAATACGTCAAAATTCCAATCAAATTGCCTGAAACTCCTTAATAGAAGACAACATCTTCTGCCGTTCATCAAAAGTTCTCCTGTTATAATGGTAGAAACTTTCGGTGGTGGACAGATCAACATGCCCCATAGTGTCTCTGATTGTCTTCTGGTCAACATTGTTATCCAACAGGATAGAGCCAAATGTCTTTCTGATCTTATGAGGTGAGCGATAAGGTATATGAAGTTCCTCACATACCCTTTCCAACCTTCTTCGGAAAGCAAGGGATCGTATCCTTGTCCCACTTGAATAAGTAAAAGCGAATTCCTTGAATGGATTATGAAGTCTGATTTTCTTGAGTAACCACAGATAGCCAGTAGGTACGATAATACATCTCACACCCTTATCTGTCTTAGGCGATTCCTTAATCGTACTGATAAAGTTGCCATCCTCATCGGTATAACTGGATTCCGTAGCATGAACAAAGATAGAATCCTCACGGACATCAACGTGTCTCAGTGCCGCAAGTTCTCCTATTCTCATGCCTGTAACAAACAGAAGAAGAAGTCCATAGGAAATAATGTCTGTCTGATTGGAAAGATAAGACATGATACAGCTTGTCTCTTTTTCATTGAATACCTGATCTTCGTCAGAGTAGATAACCTTCTTGAAACAGTTCTTTCCTAAATCAAGCATACCATATACATCGTTGTAGGTATACTCTATTAACTCTCTTCTTCTTGCGTACTTAAGAATACCAGTAACAATACATTTGAGATTGGCAAAGGCTTTTCTTGTCATCTCATATTCAGCAATCTGCTCTTCAAGAAACTCTACAAAATCAAGTGGTCTGACCTTACGAATTCTTTTCTTACCAAACTGTTTAAAGTGCTTGTTGAAGACATATACATTTCTAGAGAACGTAGGGTAAGCTATCTGGTTTAAATCTTTCCTTCTTGTATTCCACAAGGTGAAGATATCAGATATGGTAGGATTCTCCTCTTCCTGTTTATAGAAATGAACTATATCATCTTCTAAGTCTTCTCTATGTTTACGAGATATCTGTTTTCTTGTACCATCCTTATGTGTCACATAGGTATACCAATACCCCTTGTTGGACTGCCATATCTTGTAAGGATGGTTTTCTAGATAAAGTTTCCTCTCTTTCATATCTTTCATTTGTTGTACTTGGGTAGGATCAAGTATACCATTTTCAAGAGCGAAACTCAATAATTCATTGTTATCCATGTTGTCTCACCTCAAAGCCGAAAAAGGGGAACTCCGAAGAATTCCCCTATATAATTATTTTGT